ATTCGACAAAGCCGGCGCGACTAGGTCCTGCTAACAATGATGATGCACGTCGCGCACTATTAGGTGTAAAGCTTCCGTCGAACCTGTTGTATCCGCTTTATGAAACAAACGGAATAGTATTTCCGTATACACCAGACGTACAATATGGAAAAAGCGCATCGTACGACGCATTCCATTTCACACACAGCAATTATCAGTATCATCAATATGCAAAAACTGCACCTACTGAGATTCAGATTACTTCACAGTGGACGGCACAGTCAAACGAGGAAGGACATTATTTAACAGCAGCTTTGAGATTTTTGTCTGCGAGCTCGATGATGGAATTTGGTAAGGCAGCAAAAGATGCAGGACGGTCGGGGACACCTCCGCCTGTGTTGAGATTTAATTACCTCGGCGATTATATGTTCTCAAACATTCCAGTTGTAATTACTAATTTTTCTTATCTTCTAGAAAAGGACGTAGATTACGTTGGTATTCGATTACCGCCAGGTGTAGGAATTGAGGGCGAAGAAGCACCTCCTTCCGTTACAGGTAAGACCGGCGGTCGCCAAGCACCGGTAACCTATGTGCCTACAAGAATGATACTAACAGTTCAACTACAAGTCCAGCAGAACCCGAAGAAAGTTCGAGAGAACTTTGATCTCGAAAAGTTCCGCCAAGGACAATTGGTTAAGAAGGGTTTTCTATAATGGCAAATATTCATCGACCAAATAGTATGTATTATAATACGCCGCTTCGTGATTTTTACCTTGACATCGCAAAGTTTAAACCAGTGAGGGAATCAGCGAATGATAGACTGGTAACCATCACTCCTGAGTATGAAGGTCGCCCTGACCTATTCGCAAATATGATTTATGGTACACCATACCTATGGTGGGTCTTGGTAATGCGTAACATGGACATTCTTATCGACCCAGTAGAAGATTTTCGTGCTGGCGTGGAAATATGGGTACCTTCTCCGCAGTCGGTTGGGGGCGAGGCTTAATGGCTAGAAGAAGCGGTCCGCTTAATGAAGAGCTTATTTTTAACTCTGAATTACAATCACCTGTCGGAGAAGAGTCTATTAAAGACGAGCCTACAGGATGGGAACGAATTACGGGTCCTATAAAGAATCTATTCACACCAGCTACTGCGGATCGTGAAGAGTTTGAACGACGCCAGGAAAGAATACGACGAGAGTTTGAAGGAACCCAACTTGAAAAACAGCAGTACCTTGATATCTTTACTGGTACAGGACCCGCAGAATGGGTTCGAGATCGTTTTGGTAGATTAATACCTGTCCCAAAAACCGAGTACCGAGAGACTAAGGATGAAACCGTAGCAACATCATCTTCAACAAGTGTTACGAAAAGCAAAGTAAAAAGATCACCGCCGAAGTTTGAAGATACGCTTGAATCAAGAATTGAAGAAAATATTTTAGATTACTATGATGCAGCAACATACCATTTTCGATTGTTCTTGATGGGAGAGAATACAAATCGCACGGGTGGCAATATCCCGTATGAAGAATTAGAACAAGTGACATTAGCTGAGTCGGGTTCTTCAACTGTCGGTATAGACAATGTTCAAATCAAGACATACGGAGGAATGACAAAGGAAGCAGGTTCTGGTGTTGCAACAGCCATCACATTTGAATTAAAGCAGGCATTCAGTGTGACATTCTTAGACTTAATTACGGCGGCCGCAAAACGACTAGGCATTAAGAACTATACCAAGGCGCCGTTCTATTTAGAGCTAACCTTTCGAGCAAGAGATGTAGAAACACAGGAAATTATCAAAGACGGGCCACTATCGAATCTTAAGTGGGTATGGCCAATGATCCTAACTAAAACAAATGTCCGTGTTATTGCTGGTGGTAGTGAGTACGCCATTGAAGGCGTAAATATGGGCGACCTTGCATTTAGCAATCAGGCAGCCGACCTTAAGAAAGTGGAGGCAATACCAGCCACGACCGTCGGCGACTTTTTCGACGAATTAAAGTTGCGATTAGAAAAACAGCAAATTGATTCTTCAGTACCAGACAAAGGTGATGAATACTTTTTCTATATTGATGAAAAATTTATTAACGAACGAATAATAGTGGACGATCAAGAATCAGCACCTCAGCGAAGCGGTCTGTTTGAAATATCTGATGATAAAAAGACAATTACGTTCAATCAAAATACCTCCATCGATCGTGTTGTAGATTCAATTCTATCTATGACCAAATATTTTCAGAAGAAAGGCACAGGCATGAAAGACCCAGACGAGGATAATGAGCCAACGGAAAATAAAGACAATATTATTTTGAGCGGCCTTTGGAGAGTTATTAGTGACGTCGAACTGTTAGGATATAACAAAGCTAGAGGAGACTATAATCGTCGCTATAAGTATTTGATTGTAGAATATGAGAAAGGAACAAATAAATTTCCGGTTAAAAATGAAGTAGAAACTGAAGAAATTGTAAGCGTTATTCGAAGAAGAAAAAGATTAAAGAAGCTTTATAACTATGTATATACAGGCGAAAACGATCAGGTACTAGACTTTGATGTCAATTTTAATTTCAACTGGTATGCAACATTGCCGTATAATGCAGGATTATTCGCAAGCGGAGATGAAACCGATAATCCTTCGACGAGCACAAACGTGGCGCAGGTATCACAGGCAGAGAAAGCAGACTTCTTATATAATAATCCAGAATATCAGATTGATGGTCGATTTAGCTTGGTGAAATATTTACAAGCGTCTGATCTCAGAGCGGCTGAAGATTCGGTAACAGAACCTTTGCAAACTCAGGCACCACCTCGGCCATTCTCAGCTCGCGAAACATTGGGGCTATCTGATGTCTCACCAACGGGCGATGATATTGATCCATTAAGTGGGTTACCGACGAACCTGCCGAGAACCGTTGCACCAAGTTTTACTAATGTTCGCAACAACTTCATATTGAATCCGTCTGAATCGAGATTATCAGAAACGTCAGCGGCGGGTACAGGCGCACGAGAATTGACCAGAGACGCAGGAAAAGGAAACAGAACGGCCATTGATGATATAGAGTTTCCAGACCTACAAGTTGATGTTGAAGATATCATCCCTGTTTCATATCGCGAAATGGGTCCAGGCAGGTCCGAACATGTGGCGGCATCCGGAGAACATACAAGAGGTAAATCGTTCCTAAGTGCTGTGTTTGAGCAGGTGACCACTCCAGCGGTTGCAGATTTGTTAAACATTGATATCAAGGTTAAAGGAGACCCTTATTGGTTAGAACCATCTCCAATTAGCAGTAGACAAAAACCAAAGAATAATATTGACGTCGCCCTTCAAGAGCGTGGTCTAAAGATTGATAATACTGGCGAGTTAGTGGCGGTTACAAATACTGATAATGAAGATACGGTACCAAACAACTTTTCGAGTGCTAGCACAATGACTGGAGAAACATTCTTTGGATTTCGTATGTTTACACCTCAAGAATATGATGAGAGAACCGGGTTGATGCTACAAAATACGTCTGGCAATCTATTAAACGGTCTATACGGAGCCGTGGAAATAACACACGAATTTGTTGATGGCAAGTTCACACAAAATATTCAGGCGATCAGGTTGGTAGATGCAAGGATGAACGCAGCAATATTTGAAGATCTATTTGCCGGCAAAGACATTACAACAGAGTCAGGAGGAAATGGGGCATAATGGCAAGGTATTCTAGAACCAATAAACCGTTGACGTATGAAGAGCCGCAAGGCCGTGTAAAGATCTATGATCGTATTTACGCCGCCTTTGTGAAAGATACGCAAGATGTACAGAAGATGGGAAGGCTGAAGGTTTGGATACCGGAGTTTGGTAGCCAGCCCGGAGATCGAGACTCTTGGGTAACCGTATCATATGCATCGCCCTTCGCAGGAGCAACAGACCCAACAAAGGTGCTTGGCACACCTGACCGAAGCGATCCACGAACGAAAAGAGATGTAAACACGCAAACGAGCTATGGGTGGTGGGGCGTTCCTCCGGACCTTGAGAATATCGTTCTTGTTTTCTTTATCAACGGCGAACCATCTCGAGGCGTTTGGTTTGCATGTATGTATCAACAGTATATGAATCAGATGGTGCCAGGCGTGGCGGCGAAGGACGAAAATTATGGTGACAACGGTAAGGCGCTGCCGGTTACAGAATACAACAAGGCGACCTCAGAACGTTTCCGAGACGCGATTCAAAGACCAGAGAGTACCATACAATCAAAAGCAATAAAAGAACAGGGGCTAATAAACGACAATATTCGAGGAGTGACGGATACAAGCGCACGTCGCGAAGCACCTTCCCAAACCTACGGGATCCTAACACCGGGACCGAAAAGGGAAGGTAGTGACTCCATGCGGACCGGCGGCTCGTCTTTTTATCTTGATGATCATCCCGACCACGAGCATGTGCGCGTTCGTACCAAGAGCGGCGCACAGATTTTGATTGATGAAACCAACGGTCTCATTTATGCGATCAACAAACCAGGAACAGCATGGATACAGATGGACTCGGATGGCAATGTGGACATCTTCGGAGCTAAAAGTTTCAGCGTTCGTTCACAAGAAGATATCAATCTTCGAGCCGACCGCGACGTCAATGTCGAAGCGGGCAGAAATCTAAATCTAAAGGCATCCAAAGACCATAAAGGCGGAACGGATGGAAGCGTTGGTAGCGAAGGATCCGGCTCCGGCGGTGATGTAAATATTGAAGGCTTGAATACCATCTCGACGAAAGCTCCGGGTACTATTTCCTTCGATACAGATGCAAACTATCTTTTAAAGAGTGCGAATTTAAACATCACTAGCAGTTCGTTGGGATTTGGCGGTGTCGGTCGTTATGCAGGCAATCTTCATGGAGCAAACATGATTACACCACAGATTACTTTAAACAGCCTAAATAACCATGTTCATGGTGGGGTACAATCTGGTGGTTCTTCTACAGCACCATATTTAGGTACAGGGAGTGCTGTGGGCACGGTAACCGGACCACCTGTCAGTAAGATAGATACACAGTCAAAAACAAACGTATTGAACACATTTAGAACAGAAAAGAAATATGATAGAAACACCGAAGGTGTTCTCACTCTGGTAGGTAGGTTCCTTACATTTGAACCTTGTCCAGAACATAAAAACAATGGTCAATCATAAAACCTTATAAATACTAGAATATTATAACACAGAGGGACACATTATGTTTCAGCCTTGGATGGTATGGTATGGTGATACCGGAATTACCGATCTTTTTATACACGATGTAGAAAAAGCGGCATCAGAGATGCAATTTATAGACGCTCAAATCGGGCACCAACAAGAAGCAGGTTCTATAAACGAAGAGTATCGTCGATCCAAGATCAAATGGATTGTAAGAGAAGAATATCCACATCTAGTAGACGTCGCGTGGGGCTTTGCAACGTCTGCAAACAAGGAATCGTTTGGTGTGGATATTACAGATCTCCCGAGTCTTCAGTATACGGTGTATGACGGTTCAAATCACGGATATTATAATTGGCACGCAGATACATTCTGGACCGACCCTAAGCCATTTGATCGTAAGCTTTCCATCATTATCCAGATTACAGATGGTAAAGAATATGAAGGCGGCAATTTAGAACTTGAAGACGGTTTGCCAATGTTCGATACAAACCGATTTCGTGAAAAAGGTTCGGTTATTGTTTTTCCATC